GAAGAACCCACCTATCTTCAAAAAGCTGTTTTCCGGCAAGACGGTAGAACAGGAAGCGATGGAAGCGTTTGCCAACAAGCGCAAGGCACAGGCCCAGCGCGACGAGTTGAAGCAATGGATTAGCTTGACACTTGGCAGAAAAGCTTGGGAAGATTTGATTGCTACAGAAGGACGGATACGTAAGCAGAGACAGGAAACAATCTACAAACAGCGTGAGAAGCGCAGGAAGTTTATGGAGATTGTAGCTTGGACAATACTTGTAAGTGTTGGCGTTGCAGTTCTTTATAGCTTTGTGATACTGTTAAAGGCGCATTCAGCCAAGGCTTCGGTCACATATCCTGAGTATGTAACCTGCCGACTTGTTAAGTGTGAGATGTACTCTGGTGAAAACCTTTGTATCTACAAAGGGCCAAACAATACCATAGATGCTGTAGCTATTGAGCGTGGCCAATACTACCCAAGTGAGATACAGTGTAAATATAGCCCTAGTAAGAAACCTGTAACTATCCGCGACATAATAGACTCAATCAAGGAAGCAATGCAATAATGTCTCTAAAAAAATCGCAGAAGAGTCTCAAGAGTTGGACAAAGCAGGATTGGAGAACCAAGAGTGGTAAAAAATCCAGTGAGACTGGAGAGAGGTATCTACCGGCAGCAGCTATCAAGTCGCTATCGCCGCAGGAATACGCGGCTACAACCAAAGCTAAAAGGAAAGGTTCACGAGCCGGTAAACAGTTCGTTAAACAGCCCAAAAAAATAGCTAAAAAAACAGCCAAGTTTCGGAGAACATAATGCGTATATTGACGGCTATTATAGTCTTGACATTGCTGGCAGGATGTGGTAGAATAGATTTTTCTGATATATCAACAACAGCAGGAGCAACGGGAGCGGCCATCGGGACTGCGGTGATAACAACAAACCCTATGGCTATTGGTGCTGTAACAGCAGGGGGGGCCATAGCTGGAGCAACACTAGTAAAGGACGACAAGAGTTTGAGTACAGAACAGATAAAGGAAGTTGAAAATCCTTGGCAAGCGATGCTAGTTGCTTTTGACCAGCTTCTTGCTCATGCGTTTGAGATTGTAATCGCCATTGGCATTGCAGTTATTGGCGTACCTATGTTGATTACATATCTCATGGGGCGCTTCAAGCAACGTCCAGAGGATGCTAAGACTATCAATAATCTTGTTGAAAAAATTGGCAAGATGAAGGAAAATGATTAGTGGCCGCAGATAAGTTTTTAGAGTGGAAGGTGTTACCGCGCCTAATGACGCTTTTATTTAGTTTTATGGCGTGGCGCTGCGCAGAGTGGTTCATGCACTTAGAGTATCCTACTGCCGTTCAAGCTGGATTTGTTTCTGTTGTAATGGGGGCAATGACTGGTGCTTTTGCTATTTGGATGGGACATGAGAGTAAAAAATAATGTGGCCTTATACTGAGGAAGAACAAAAATGGCTAGACAGCTAACAGAACGACAGCAAAAGTTTCTTGATGTGCTTTTTGACGAAGCTGGTGGTGACATTCCCACGGCAAAACGTATGGCTGGATATTCTGACAATAGCTCCTCTACAGAAATTGTTAAGGGCTTGAAAGAAGAAATTCTTGAGGCTACACAGATGTACATGGCACGTAATGCTCCCAAAGCAGCGATGTCTATGGCGGGTGCGTTGTATGATCCTACAGAGCTTGGTATTAAGGAAAAAATGGTTGCTGCTAAAGAATTACTTGATCGTGTAGGCTTGGTTAAAACAGAAAAGCTAAAGGTTGAAGCAAGTGGTGGTGTTATGCTTATGCCACCCAAGGCTCCTGCAGAGGACGATGACTAGAACAGCAGGTCGATTTAAACTTCCGCAACCTACAGATATTAAAGATGAGGAAGAGTGGGTTCCGGTTCCACGAATAGCACGTACAATACCCTTTGGGTATGAGGCAGATGAGAGTGACCCCGACATTCTAATACCTGTTTCAAAAGAATTAGATTTATTAGAAACTGCAAGAAAGCATGTGAAGCAGTATTCGTATCGGGAAGTGGCAAACTGGTTGTCCGCAAACTCTGGTCGTTACATCTCACATGTAGGACTGAGGAAAAGATTACAGCATGAGCGACAGCGTAAGAACCAAGCTGCAAGCCTCCGCAAGTGGGCAGAGTATGCGGAAAAGGCAATCGCCAAGGCGCAAGAAATCGAAGACACCCGTCTTGGAGCCAAGCGTAGAAACGCCGAAAGTTGAGGATAGAGAGCCTGTAGAGAGTTCTATAGAGGAACATGCCAATGTACTGTTTAGGCCCAACCCAGGGCCACAGACGGAGTTCCTTGCCGCTAGTGAGAGAGAGTGCTTGTACGGCGGTAGTGCTGGTGGTGGTAAAAGCTACGCAATGTTAGCTGACCCCCTGCGGTACTTGGGCCATCCACAGTTTAGTGGATTGCTACTTCGACATACAACAGAAGAACTTCGTGAACTTATTTTCAAGTCACAAGAGTTGTATCCGAAGATTTGGCCCGGTATCAAGTGGTCAGAGAGAAAGATGCAGTGGACCGCGCCATCTGGAGCGAGGCTGTGGATGTCCTACCTAGACAGGGATGAGGACGTGCTTCGTTATCAGGGTCTGGCATTTAGCTGGATAGGCTTTGACGAACTGACACAATGGGCTACGCCCTACGCATGGAACTATATGCGAAGTCGTCTACGCTCCACTGCCCCTGATTTGCCCATCTTTATGAGGGCTACGACTAACCCTGGAGGAAGGGGGCATCAGTGGGTCAAAAAGATGTTTATTGATCCGGCACCTTTCAATCAGTCTTTTGAAGCGACAGATATAGAAACAGGCGAAATATTGCGCTATCCTGCAGGACACTCCAAAGCAGGAAAGCCTCTGTTCAAGCGGCGGTTTATACCAGCGCGTCTGACAGATAATCCATACCTTGCTGAATCTGGTGACTACGAAGCAATGCTTCTGTCATTACCCGAACAACAGAGACGGCAACTTCTTGAAGGTGATTGGGATATCAAAGAGGGTGCGGCTTTCACAGAGTTTAATCGCGATATTCATGTTGTTGAGCCTTTCCCCATTCCTAATAATTGGGTTAAGTTTAGGGCTTGTGATTATGGCTATGGTAGCTTTAGTGGCGTCCTTTGGTTTGCTGTATCACCTTCTGAACAGCTTATTGTCTATCGTGAGTTGTACGTATCAAAAGTACTTGCTACCGATCTTGCAGATCAAATTATTGACTTGGAAGCTGGAGATGGTAACATTAAGTATGGTGTACTTGATAGTAGTCTTTGGCATAAGCGTGGCGATACTGGTCCTAGCCTAGCTGAACAAATGATACAGAGAGGATGCCGGTGGCGTCCATCCGATAGGAGTAGAGGCAGTAGGGTGTCTGGCAAGAACGAGATTCACCGTCGCCTACAGGTAGATGAATTTACAGAGGAACCGCGTCTTGTATTCTTTAGTAGCTGCACAAATGTCATATCACAAATACCATCCATCCCCTTGGATAAGAGAAATCCAGAGGATGTTGACACAAGGTCTGAAGACCATCTTTACGACGCGCTCCGGTACGGTATTATGTCCAGACCCCGGTTCTCTATTTTTGACTACGACCCCCAAGGCAGACCATCGACAGGTATGCAAGTAGCGGATAATACCTTTGGTTATTAAGGAAAAATCACATGGATGAAGATGAAATCCCAATGGAGACAGACGCTATCGCGTTAACAGATAGTGAGGATACCACTGTTTCAGACATAGAAGTTTCTGGATTAATTGGTTACGTTCAGTCTTTATACACTCGCGCCGAAGATTACAGATATCAAGATGAAGAGCGATGGATTAAATCCTACAGAAACTACCGTGGTTTGTATAACAAATTTCCTTTGTCTATTGAGCCTACAGAACTTCCTGACGGGGTGGTTGCGGACGTTAATTTTGATCCACAAAAACCAGAACAGCTTCGTGATCCTCTTGATAGCCCGTATGGTTTTGAGGGTGACGGACAGGATTTCCCTGCCGGTGCAACACAACAATCTTTGATGGACAGCCTTGGCCCCCTGACTGAAAAACTTCAGGATGTCGAAACTCTTGAAAAAGGCATTGGCACAACAGCGACAGCGATTACGTTTAGTCCTGCTATGGTTGCTGCTAAGTCCATGCAGAAAAAAATCCACGATCAACTAGAAGAGTCTGGAGCAAACAAGCATTTGCGCAGCACGGCGTTTGAGATGGCGCTTTTCGGCACAGGTGTAATTAAGGGTCCATTTGCCATTGATAAAGAATATCCTAATTGGGATGAGGAAGGTTCTTATGACCCGCTTTTTAAAACCGTGCCGCAAGTTTCTCATGTGTCCGTTTGGAATTTTTATCCTGACCCTGACGCGAATAATATGGACGAGGCCCAGTTTGTAATTGAACGGCACAAAATGTCGCGTAGTCAATTACGTCAGCTAAAGAAGCGACCTTATTTTCGGGGCAATGTAATTGATGAAGTAATCGACATTGGTGAAAATTATACTAAAAAGTATTGGGAAGACGATCTTGCAGATTACGCTCCAGAGCATGGTGTTGATCGTTTTGAGGTTCTTGAATATTGGGGAACCATTGACACAGAGATGCTTGAAGTTGAAGGTGTAGAGGTTCCAGAAGAACTAAAAGACTTTGATGAGCTACAAGCAAATATTTGGATTTGTAATGGTAAACTTTTGCGGGTTGTATTAAATCCGTTTAAACCGGCAAAGATACCGTATCACGCCTCGCCCTATGAACTAAACCCATACAGCTTTTTTGGTGTAGGTATTGCCGAAAATATGGACGACACGCAAACGCTAATGAATGGCTTCATGCGCATGGCGGTGGATAATGCGGTGTTGTCTGGCAATCTAATTGTAGAGGTTGATGAAACAAATCTTGTGCCGGGGCAAGACTTAGCATTGTATCCCGGCAAAGTGTTTAGGCGTCAAGGTGGCGCACCTGGTCAGGCAATCTTTGGCACAAAGTTTCCTAATGTGTCAAGTGAAAACATGATGTTGTTTGACAAGGCAAGACAGCTTTCAGATGAAAGCACAGGATTCCCGTCTTTTGCACATGGACAGACGGGTATTAGCGGAGTTGGTCGCACAGCTAGTGGTATTTCAATGTTGATGAATGCCGCAGCGGGTGGCACAAAGAACGTCATCAAAAATGTGGACGATTACCTCCTTCGTCCTCTTGGTGAGGGTTTTTTCCGCTTTAACATGCAATTTGACTTTGATCCTGAAATTAAAGGAGATTTAGAAGTCAAGGCGCGTGGTACTGAAAGCCTTATGGCAAATGAAGTTCGTAGCCAACGACTCATGCAATTTTTACAAATTGCTAGTAATCCGGCTCTTGCACCGTTTGCAAAGTTTCAGTATATTATTAGAGAGATTGCAAAGTCGCTTGATCTTGACCCTGATAAGGTCACAAACAATATGGATGAAGCTTCGTTGCAAGCAGAACTTCTCAAAGCATTCCAGCAACCAGCACAAGCTGAAGCTGGCGCACCTGCAGGGGCTGATGCTGCAGACCCGACAGGGGCAGGTGGAGGAACAATCGGTGTAGGACAAGCGCCTGTACCGGGTGAACAAGGATTTAGTGCGAATGACCAAGGAACGACTCAGCAAGCTGAAGCCGCTGGTGAACCACAAGCAGTGGGAACAGTTCAGTAAATATTTAGATGAACTGATTGTGCTTCAACAAAAGTCGTTGGAGCAAGCAGAAAATGACATATTGGTGTACCGTTCTCAAGGCGCTATTGCTGCTTTGCGTCGTCTTACCAATCTTAGAACCGAAGTCAGGGATAGCGATGGCAACACTGTATAACAACCCCGGTAATATTGAGGTAGGGCAAGGATATGCGGGTGAAACTGGCCAAACTTATGGAGACGGTCGTTTCGCCGTATTTAGCTCTCCTGAAATGGGATTACGTGCATTAGCCTTTGACCTTCGTAAAAAGATGAATGACTTTGATGGTGACGTAAATAAAGTTATTGCAAAGTATGCTCCTGCTGATGAGAATAAAACAAAGGAATACGCAGACTATGTAAAAAGCCAAATTGGTGGCAATAAAATAACTGAAGAAAACTTAGGAAAGGCTGTTGCTGCCGTTGTTAGAATGGAAAATAGTGACGCCACAGAATCCGCGTACTTAGGCAAAAATTTAAATGATTTTTCAATGGTTAATGAAGCCCTTGAACTTTCAAGACTAATACTAAAAAGAGAAGATGACTTACAAATTGCCAGAGAAAAACTTCGCGGAAGTCGTATTGATGCTATCCCTACGACTACAGTCGCCGTGCAAAAAGACGAAGAAACTGCCCTGCCCATTATAGACGCCGATAGAGAAATGCGGACTATTGGGCAGGGTGACACTTTAACTAAAATAGCAAAAGAACAAAATATGTCTGTGGATCAGCTATTAGCAATGAATCCACAAATTGAAGACCCAGATTTAATTAAATTTGGAGAAGAATTAACAGTACGCAAACCAAAAAAGAAGGGTTTGTTTGGTTTGGGGTTGGTCATACCTGGTACTGGGATAGGTTTTAACGAAGGTGGAGACGTTTCGATGCGTAGACAAATGGACCTCTTTGATGAGGGTGGACTAAAAGATGAAGGTGGTTCTGTTGATCCTATCTCTGGTAATGATGTTCCAGTAGGCTCTCTTAAAAAAGAAGTTCGCGACGATATCCCGGCGCAGCTAAGTGAGGGCGAGTTTGTATTTCCTGCCGACGTAGTTAGATACTATGGTCTTGAAACTTTGATGAAGATGCGGCAGAAGGCGAAAGTGGGCCTTCAGCGCATGGAAGATATGGGCCAGATGGGTAATAGCGACGAAGCTATTTTACCTGACGATATTCCTTTTGATATTTCTGATCTTGAACTTGAAGATGAAATGCCTGTAATGATGATGCAAGAGGGTGGTTCTGTAGAGGATGATCCGTATCAGCTTGAAGAGCGAGAGGAAGAAGAGGACACAGCGCGTGTTGTTCCAACCTATAGTGATCTCATGGGTACCTCTGGTGGGGGTTCTTCTTTCACCACAGAGCTACGTCCGTATGTAAATGATGCTGGTGTACTAATTCAAATTCCATTTTTTGGTGGACAGCCTTTATATCCGATCCCTGACGGCTTCTTCCCACAGCCTGTTACGACAGCGGAAGATACAGCAGAGGACACGACTACAACCACGACTACGACACAAACAGAACAGAAGGACGATGGTGAAGGTCAAGCAGAAGCGGCAGTAGCAAAAGAGCGTGCAAGATACAAAAAAATTCAGGACACCAAAGCTAAGCTTGGTATCACGGGTGGGGGCGGCTTTAACCTTGGTGCGCTTCTTCCCTTTGGCATTGGCGATGGCGTAACTATAGGCGGTCAAAAACAGACAATGGGTCCACCGACTGCTGAAGTTATGAAAGCACGTGAACAAGCTATGGGAAATCTACAAGTGCCTATTACCGGCAAAATAGGATTTGAACCTGGCGATTTAGATGCAGCTAGTGGTGGCGTCTTTAATATTCATGGTGTCGCCATTGATCCATTCACTGGCGAGGCTGTAGGTAAAGGTGCAGATGCAAGCTATGGTAATCGCGAAGATTACTTTAATGTTATTTCTGCCGGTAGTGAGTCTGGATGGCGTGGTGGCTTTATTGGAAATAAAAATACTAACGCATATCGTACGCTTAACGATGTGCAAAAAGAAAAGTATGATAATTTCTTAGACGCTCTGAATACTAAAACGGGTGTGCCAACAGTAATGCCTGTTGCGCCACCACCACGGCCATCGGCAGTAACACAAATGGGGGCGCTTGGTTTTGAAGGACAAGATATAACAGGAACTGGACAACCAGCACCAGACTTTACTCCGTTTGATGCAGGTCCGTTTACTACGGAGGGACCACAGTTCCCAAGAACCCCTGACGGCATACCGTATCCAGAATTTGGTACAGGCGATGCAACGGTTACAACTCGACCCGCAGGGACAATTGCTGGAGAAACTCCAGGGACATACACTGCGCCAGAGTTCTCTGGTGCAATTAGTGGTGACCCATCGTTGGACGAAGGAGCGGCGTTTGAGTCTACACCGACACCAATTCAGACAACACAAAATCTAATACAGCAAGCAATTTCTGGTAGCACGATGGATGAAAGCTTTAGTCCACCGGCAGCACCACCACGAAAAACAAAGATTCAACCGGCTGGACTTGATCCGTTGGGCATAATGAATCCAAGACCATCGGCTCCTTCTTCTTTTGAGGTAGAGGCGCAGGCACAGCGTGACTTTAGTGATGCGGAAGAAATGAGACGGCAAGATGAATTGCGTCGTCGAGCTGAAGAAGCGGATAGAGCTAAAGCAGAGCAACAAGCTGCTGTAGAACGTGCGCGTATTGAAGAAGACGCGGCCAAAGCAAAAGCAAAGCGGGAAGCTCAAGAGGCTGCTGAACAAGCAGCCGCAGAGGCTGAAATGCGCAAACAAGATGAGCTTAGAAAGGCGGCAGAGGACGCTGAAAAAGCAAAAGCAGCCGCAGTTGATCCAACACAGACTCGACCTAATAAGCATGGCTTTAAAGACGACCGTGTTCGCGATGATCAAGGGACCGCAACTAAAATTGAAGACAATAAAGTTTATTATTCGGATGATCACGATTGGTCAAAGCCAACACAAACGACTGTTAGGGAAGAGAAAGACGACAGCGGAAGTGACAGTGATGGTTGTTTCGTAAAAGGAACACCTATTACCATGAAAGACGGAAGCACCAAACCAGTTGAAAAAGTTGATATTGGTGATGAGGTTATGCTTGGTGGATTTGTGTTTGCCGCAGGTCGGTTCTTAGTAGACTCTATCTATGACTATGATGGCATTCAAGTATCTGGCACTCACATGGTGCTAGAGGACGATGCGTGGGTGCGAGTTAAGGATAGTCGCAAGGGTAAGTTTATCAGCGATGAAGATACGATTGTTTATATCTTCGGCTCTGAAAACAGGCGCATTATGATTAACGATACTATATTCACTGACTACTTTGAGATCACTGAACAAGAAAGACTGCTAGACACTGGTGACGACTTCTTCGATAACTGGCGTGAAAATGGCGCAAAAGAAAGCGAAGAAAACGTAAAAATAAGGAATGAGGAACTTGTTAAAAAAACGTCTATGGCAGCTTAATAAAGACTACCCCACACTCGTAAAGTGGTGGGAAGATTGGGAATTTGGAATTGTTCCGCAGGAATGTCTACCTCCTGATGGTGTAATAATTGAAAACGAAGGATTGCCAATATGTGGTGCAGGTTTGTATATAGGGGTTGGCACTAAGTTCTCTTTCATGGAGTGGCTTGTTGTTGACAAAAGCGCACCCATGAAGCAAGCGCACAAAGCGATAAAAATGTGTGTCGATGGTGTGTTTGAGTTAGCAAAACAAAAAGACATGACTCTTGTTTTTACAACAACCAAAGATACAGGTCTACAAAAAAGGTATGTAAAATATCACGACATGACATTAGCGGAAAGTGAAGTGCAAACCTTTTTGAAAAATTTAACAGACGATCAATATGACGACTTAGAATGGATTATTGACGAAGAGCAATATTGGATTCGTGAAGGAGAAAAAAGTGGCTAGACAACCAACACTTGCTGATTATCAAAAAGCTGTTCAACGTCGTTTTGATAATTTAAATGATGAAGATAGAGAAATTATTCAAAGTCTAATTGGCACACCACAAATTCGCGCCATTGGACGTGTCCTTGGCAGTGAACTTATGTCTGTCATTGACATTGAATCGTCACGACCAGATCGTGGCAGACGTGGCTTGGCTGCACGTTAAACAGCCTCATACCTGGCCTACCCATCCCCCGACATGGCTACGATGGCCCCAGATAGGAGAAAACTATGAACGAAGCAATTATGGCTGAAGAAATGCAGCCACAGAAAAAAACAGCATTTGTATCCAAACCGTATGCTAATGCAGACAGAATAAAAAAAGAAGAAGAAGAGCTAGAGCAACTTCTAAAAGAACAAAGAGGTGAGGGTGAAGAGCAAGAAGCCCAGCCAGATTCTGCTGAAGAAAAAACATTTAAGAAAAGATATGGCGATTTACGGCGTCATATGCAAGAAAAAGAAAAAGAGTTTCAAGATCAACTAAGTGAACTTAAAGGACAACTGGATGCGGCAACTCGTAAAGAAATGCAGCTTCCCAAATCTGATGAAGACCTAGAAGTTTGGGCAAGGAATTATCCAGATGTTGCTGCTATTATTGAAACTATTGCTGCCAAAAAAGCTCAAGAGCAAACTAAAGAATTGGAAGATCGTTTTAAGGCAGTGGACGAAATGCAGTTCAATGCAAAGCGAGAAAAAGCAGAAGCAGAATTAATGCGCTTACATCCTGACTTTGATGACATTCGGGAAAGTGATGACTTCCATGACTGGGCTACGGAACAACCTAAATGGGTTCAGGAAGCACTCTATGAGAACGACAATGATGCTCGCTCTGCTGCCCGTGCTATTGACTTGTACAAGTCAGACAGAAACATCACTACAAAGAAAAAGCCAAAGGGCAATGCCGCAGAGGCTGTCACATCAAAAAATACTAGAAGCAAGCCGCAAGACAATGAGGCATCTTCTTATCTAAAAGAATCAGAAGTTCAACGTATGTCTGCACAAGAATATGAAGCTCGTTCTGATGAAATTATGGACGCTATCCGCTCAGGAAAGTTTGTCTATGATATATCGGGTTCAGCCCGATAAAAAAAAGTATTGACAACTAGTTATTTTTTCGTATAACTATAGTCATTATAGGTGTAAGCGGGTTCGCTACCTGCTTACCCCGATCCGCAAACGCTACAGTCTTATGGATTACCTGACGAGCGTGGCCCGTTGAATATTTGGTCGGCCAACTAAATATAATACGCACCCACAGCGAATCAGCCTCTGATTAGTCTGGTGAGTTTGCATCTGTAAAATGCTAAATAGGAGATAATATCATGGCATTCAAAACCGCTGCCGGGTATGGTAATCTTCCTAACGGTAATTTTTCGCCCGTAATTTACAGCAAACAGGTGCAGGTCGCTTTCCGCAAGGCCGCTGTTTGTGAAGCAATCACCAATAACGACTACTTTGGTGAGATTGCACAAATGGGTGATTCCGTTCGGATTATCAAAGAACCCGAAATCACTGTAAAGGAGTACGCACGTGGTGCGCAAATTACTCCGCAAGACCTTGATGATGAGGACTTCACCCTCACCATTGATAAGGCAAACTACTATGCCTTTAAGGTTGACGATATTGAAGAGGCGCATAGCCACGTAAACTTCCAAGGCTTGGCAAGTGATCGTGCTGCATATCGTCTTGCTGATCAGTTTGACCAAGAAGTTCTTGGCTATCTGTCAGGCTTTAAACAGGCCGCTATCAATGCTGTTGCTGGCACCGCTAACGATGTAGTAAGCGGCTCCAAGGCAGTAACGACTGCTGGTTCCGACGAACTTCTTACCAGCATGAAGCTGCGTAAGGATAGCTTCGGCAATATCACAACAGGCTCTGCTGGCGATCACTCGATTCCGCTTGCAGCACGTCTGCCGGGTGCAACTGCACTTCCGACTGCTACTGCCTCTCCTCTGATGGTCATCTCCCGCATGGGACGCCTTCTTGACCAGCAGAACGTAGATACGCAGGGCCGTTGGCTTGTTATTGACCCCGTATTTATTGAACTGCTCAAGGACGAAGACTCACGTCTTCTGAACTCAGACTTTGGTGGTGCAGGACTGCAAAACGGGCTGGTTATTAATAACCTGCACGGTTTCACTGTCTATACCTCTAATAACCTGCCGTCCGTAGGTACTGGCCCCGCAACCACTGGTTCGGCCAACCAGAACTCTAACTTCGGTGTGATTGTGGCTGGACACTCGTCCGCTGTCGCAACTGCAGAGCAGATTAATAAAACCGAAACCTACCGCGATCCAGACAGCTTTGCTGATATTGTTCGTGGTATGCATCTCTATGGCCGTAAGATTCTTCGCCCTGAAGCAATCGTAACTGCCAAGTACAACGCAGCGTAAGGAGACTGAATCATGGCAACTTTTGACCTCACCTCCTCCGCAACCGCA